AAATCGATGTGAAGGGCGCTAATTGCGCCCTCTTTACTAAACCCACTTATCACTGATAAGAGATAATTTCTTCCATCTCGGTTTTGCTTGCTGCTTTATAGAAGGGGTATCCCTCTCAATGCGCAGCGGGTCTTGGCGTTAGCATAAGCGGTCTGAAGATCAGCAAGCGTTGTCGGGCCATCCCGATACAGACACTCAACCACTTCTAGCTGTTTTGAAAAACCATTGGTGTTGTATGCCGTGTTTCCGGGTCCAACTTTTGCCGCTGTTGCCGGGGTTTTAACGGAATCCGTTACGTTCACCTGAGCAGATGCGCCGCCTACCATTGAAATCAGGTTGTTCCCGTTTCGGCTGAAGGCCAAGAAAATATACTTTCCTGCAGTGAGTCCAGCCGGCACCGGAATTTCAGTTGTCACTGATGCCCCCTGCGCATTGCGCACAAGATGGGTCATCACACTGGTGCCGCTCATATAGATACACTCTCCTTGTGTTCCGGTATTTACCCCGAGAAGGATCTGCGTTGCGGAGCCGGTATACTGAATGACAGCGGTCAGTGTCATGCTGTTTGAGTCATTATATTCAGTGCTAAGGCCGTTAAAACCTGTCGCCACCGCAGGAAGAACCAGCGATGAGTTTTTATAAGTTGGCAAAGCACCAGCCGAAGGCGTCATAACATGTCCACCTGACAGTGAAGTGAGGCTGTTAGTACTTCCACCAAACATCCAGTTTACAAAACCAGACTCCGGATTAAATTCCGGATTAATGAGGCGGCGCACTGAGCTTTCATCAACATAAGTTGGATTATCGAATGGCACATCGAAAGACAGTCGGGTGAATAAATAGCTCATGAAATTGCCTCTTTCCGGAAGATGGTTAGATAGTTGCGGAGTTCATAGGGATTGCCGTTTTTATCGCGCAGATCAGATTCGTAATCGTCAGAGTCACAAACATTTCCGCGACAACCGGCGGTATATCCGGCGGGCCAGTTTGGATAAATACCACCACCACTGTCGGCACCGCGGTTTTCCGGCGTGAATGCATAAGCCAGATAAATTTTATCAGCCGCATTAAACGGAATCGCAGGAACAATCTTAATACGTGAGCCGCTTACGATAGTGACCGATGAGATGGCCAGGCGTGTTAGAGTCCCGGCACTGTTTTCTGCCCACAGTTCGAAGCCTTGCATCCCATCTGTCGCAGCAGTTACACGATCGGTCCTGAACTGAACCGGGCCAACCGGGATGTGCAGATCAAGCAGGACAGAGGTATTGCCGATACGGCTGACTTTAGTTGGATATAACGGCAGCCATGGTTTTTTATTTTCGTAGTAAAACTTCTGGGCTTTCGAGAAGAACAAATCACGGTGACGATAGCCGTCAGCCGTCAGGTGCAGGCCGTCTGCATACTCAAAGATGTACATTGGAGTAGCCATCTGGATCAGCGGATTGCTTATTACTTCGTCTAACTGTGCAAGCGGTATCTCGTAACTCGGATTGACCAACCCATCATAGCGGCCGTGGGTCGCCATCTGGTAGACGAACATCGGCACGTCATGATTCAGGCCGGAAATCGACTTCACGTGCGCGTTAGTGATCTCCTGCATCTCTTTCGACTTCTGCCGATAGTAGGCATACCCGGTTCCTTGAGAAGCATCAGTTTCGCCATGCTGGAAATTAAACCACAACATCCCATACTGGACTCCCCGCGCATCAGCCAGGTCTTTTGCCTTCTGGATTGTGTTGATGAACTGGGTGTAGACCACCGTTCCGGGCTCCAGCCCTGAGAATGGAGTACCGCCCAACCCCGATGCAGCAAGCAGAAACTCGCTACTGGAGGCATCGCTCACTTTAGTCTGAAAGTCGTGGACCTGGCTTTGCATATACTGGCTGGACGTCGGATCTTCAAGGTTAACCAGTGACGCTGGATTTTTATTGTAGGTCAATACTCCGGTATCAAAGCGCAATGTATTCACTGTAGGGGTGGAAAGTCCCGGCGTTCCCTGCGAGTAGATACTCAGGCTTTGTCCGTAGCTCCTGGCATCCATGAATTCAGGAATAAACGTCGGGTACACAATTGATGACTGCTCAGTCCCAACAGCTTTACCAAAAACATAATAAAGCCCGGATGACAGGTCCAGATACTTAACAATGCGGCCTGATTTATCGACCAATTCAATGATAATGGTCGGATTGCTGTCATTCATTACCCATGTTTCAGAGCCTAATTCCGAAACCGTTTTGTTATCCGCCAGTGGTTTTCCATAAGCTACTATTTTCTTTGCGCTATGGTTCGCGTAAATAACCTCTCTTCCTGAAGCATCGGCCATTATCGTGGTTTTGGCAGAACTGCTACTGTTATCAACCCACTGAGATTCGCTGCCCAGAGTAACATCCACCCTGAAATCATCGTTTATTTGAACGGCTTGTTGCGATGGCATCTTTCTGCCAGTCGGTTCAAGGGTCCCTGAATTATTAATGTATTCATCCGCCAGAGCGCTACCGATGCCGCTACGTACATAGGTTGTGCTCCCTTCGGGGATATTGGCAATATCCGCCTGTGCAGCCTCAAGTGTCATGTACTGCCTGCTGAGCGGTATCAGGTTTTGACGAATTTCATCATTCTTCTCCATCATCTGGCGCCATGAGTACAGCGGATCTCCGGCACGGTCGGGAACATCAGCTGCAGGACCGTTAACCAGTTCATCCAGACGTTGAACGTTGCCCATAAAAACATCGGCGTTGGTCGTTCCCAGCGGCGGATTAAAGGCCATGTTTTTTGCTCCAAAAAGAGGCTTCGCCCAAACGAGGGTTTGAGCGAAAGAAAGTTAATCGGGGAAATTTTTGGTTTTAAGAGACGCTGCCGGGGTAACTGGCGTCGTCGTACTGGTAGAAAATGTCGCTGTATTGTCTTGTCGTCACCTGGCAGGTTCCGTCCGCCTGCGGGGCAATTTCCTCAAAAATGGCGTCATAAACACTGCGCGTCGAGCTGCAGAACACCAGCCGCGGCGGTTCGATACTCGGATCGTTTAACTGGATTTCATCAAAAGCAGCCTGCCACGGAACGGACAACTGATAATCCCCGACAACGGTGGCCACCAGCAGCCCGGAGGCAGAACCATCCTGGTAACGCAGAATTGCGCGCGGGTTTTCAAAGGACCAGTCAAGCGGCTCGGAGACGGTAAATACCGTTTGACCGCCAGATGTGGCCATATCCATAACCAGACTACTTACCGTTTTATTACCCGGAATGTCATCCGTCAGCAGAATGCGATCGCCATACTGATAGACCAGAGCATCCAGTTCTGTTGTCGTGTTATGCCCCAGCCGCTGATAGAGGTATTTCATCAGGCGGCGCATGCCGATTTGATAGGCGCGATTCGGGTCAAGCACCCCATCGAGGGTATAACTCTCAGTTTTCCTCGGTGTGGGGTTATCCGGAGTCCGGCATTGCACCGTTTCTTCTGACCACGTCGTGCCATTGATATAGGTCACGTCCACACCATCGTAATCATCGGCGGACGGCGCCGAGAAGGTGGTCTGTAACTCTTGGGTCATTTCATGCGGGCTGATAATGCCGGACCAGTTCTTAATCCCTTCCCTGCCTACAGATGCGAGCCCGTCACTCAGCAGGAAGTACGATTTCCCCGCCGTGGTGATCTTCTGCAGCATTTCCAGTGCCGAGACGCTGTCACCTGTCGCGAAGTCGAAATACTCATTTTTCGGGGTCCAGTAGGTTGCCTCGAGGGTGTTAATGGCTTCGGTGTCCATTGCCAGGCCAAGAGAATTACCAACATGAAACAGCGCGCTGGAGATGCGCCGCGGGGCGCCGGTATCATAAATACGCGTGGCTACAACGTTAACGCGCCGATCAGACTGCGCCGCCAGTTTGCCGCCAGATTCCACCGTCACGGCCATTAACGATACACCGGCATATGATGCAGGGCGGGTCAGTAACCTGCCGCGCAGCGCCTGCCAGTACATAGAGTCCCTGGAGTTTTTACTCCCCTGCTCATTACGCCGCCGGCACCGCACCTCAACCAGACCAGGGGTAGCCAGTTCAAATCGCTCAGTGAACCCCAGGGCATTAATGTTCTTCATCCTGTACCGTCCGGTTTTGCTCACCCAGCCAGAACCAGAACCATATACCCGGTACTGAATTTCATAATCAACGTTACGGTAATTCTTGCCACCGGATTTTCCGAAACCGCAAATGCCGGAAGGGAATGAAAAATTCACTTCAAATGCATTTACCACCTCATTATCCGGGCAGGCGAGAAACGGGCCCATCCAGCTATTGTTGTCGTTAATCCCGGTCGCCTGGTAATCAATCATCGTCCTGGGCGAGTAGCCTGGCCAGGTATTATCAACGCTTCCGTTAACCATTCGCTGTACTGTCGCTGTCGTGCCGTCTGCGGATGCAATGCGGTATTCATTTCCCCGGTGCGCCAGCGACAACTGCTGTGTCCCTTCAGGAATGCCGGAAAATGCCGTGCCGCTTCCACTCCCATAAGCAAGAGTGACATTGGCGGTGATCGCCGGGCTGCCACCGCTGGATGCGGTCCCATCGGTGAATACCGGGCTGTCCCCAAATACGGAAACCGGAAGTGATGAGGCGGTAATACTTCCGCCCAGCCACGGACTGGACTTCTCAACGATGCGAACTACCCCGCCATCATCCTGAGCGACCAGGTTCGACCCGGCGATCGCTTCATTGATTGCCGCCAGCAGGCCAGACATATTGCCGTAGTTAGCGATCAGCGAAACGGTGTAAGTAGTCGCCTGCCAGGTCAGGGTAAACGTCTGGTTGCTGGTCGAAAAATCATAGGTTGTTGGGGCTGCACTGCCGCGCAATGAAGCTGCCGATCCTCCCGCGCCCGGAACAGCATCCTGCTTTGGCGTGAACGTAGCGATGAAGAGATCATATTCTGCCCCGTTAATTTCCAGCGTAACGGGCATGCCGGCATAGGGGTTAATCTCAGTCAACGTGTCACTGAACAGGACGCTGTAACCCGATGAAGACGAAATCAGGTAGTTGCTCGGCGCGATGATAGTAACCAGCGCACCCTCCACCCAGGACTCAGGCAGAGAATCATCGCCATCATCATCGCTCAGCCCGGTGAACGAAACCGACGATCCCGAAACAGTCATGCTGTCGGCGGTAATATCGGATGAATCAGGCGCTGTCTGCGCCATATCAAGGCCGCTGCCGCTGGACGTTCCGCCCACCTCGGTAGAGTTGAACCAGTTTTCACTGCGGCGATCGCCGGAAACATCCGCCCCCGGCGGATACAGCGTCCAGGAGAATGAATCACCCAGGGCGGAAATAGGCGTCGAACCAATCCTGATATCGCCGTTAGCAAATGCCACATTTCCACGACTCACGCAGATCAACATCTCAATTGTCATTCTGGTTGGGTCATCAGGGTTAAAACGACTGACCGGCTGAACAACATAATCCGGATAAACCCGCGCACGCCCGAACAATTCCCGGATAGGATCGCCAAGTTTTGCCGTGTTCGCTTTTGCCGGATTTAAGTCCAGAGACTTACCCGTAGATGAATCGTAGGCCCCCGTATCGAGGTTATTCATCATGTAGATGGAATAAGCTGCAGCGGCTACCGCTACAACCAGGGCGGCAATGGCAAATCCTGTCGCGTAAGGGACGGGGTAAATCTTCACGTCAGTATCTGGTAACAGTTCGCACCGCGGCCATTCCTCTGATGCTACGGGCACGCCATCAATCTCAACGCTGATTGGCTGTGGCAGCCCGGGATCATAATTTTCGACATTCCTCTGCATCCACTCATGCAGGGTTATGCGCGCATGCTGATGGCTTTCAAGTGGTCCGCCAGGTAACCGGGAGGGATAAATACTGATCGTCATCGCCAGAATTCCACCTTGATAAATCGCCGTTTAAATTTCCAGACCGGCATAAAAGAAACGTTCGAGCCGGGGTTACATTCCGCTACCTGCAGCAACCCGTTCAGCTCAACAACAATCCCCACATGGGTGACCATTGTTCCCGAATAACACGCCACGCCAGCGCCGACGCATGGTTCACAACGCTCAAGCTTCAACATCAGCTTTCTGGCTTCTTTATCAAGGCCGCCGCCATCTTTGGTCACACCTGCAAAGTCTGGCCATTCGGGTAATCCAAGGTCGCGTCGTATCTCATTTACGATGCCAAAGCAGTCGAGTTGCGGATACACTCTGCCGCCCTTCAGCCAGGTGACCGAAAGGTATTTATCAGGTTCAAACATGGGGAAACCTCAACTCATGTAACGGAGGCCGGGATACTCATTAAGGGTGTAACGGAATCTCGGCCAGGCGGTATCGAGAACGTTCATATAGCCGGCTGTGATTTGTGCCTGCAGCGCTGTCCAGGATCCCGACTTGATAGCGAGCGTATACGGCACAGAAGCCGGTGCATTCAAATCTGTAGAGACATATTGCCTGTACGTCAGAGAGGCGTTTGTCAGGCTGGCCAGCGCATCACGAATAGCCGTACTCACCTCTCCGTTTATGTTGCTGATAGCGAACTGCAAATCCTGTGTACCGTCGCTGTTTCTGGCCGGGATGGCGATATCGATAGCTGCGGCTGAAAAGGTTATAACAGCGCCATTTTCGGTCGTCGCTGTAATATCGTCGTAGCCCTTGCAGAAATAATGCACCGTCGAACCGATATTGATTTGCAGCGTTTCAATGATGACTTCCGATCCGCTACTGGCATAAAGCCGGTTAAGCACCGTCATGCTTTGGCCACTCCCTGTTTAATGCGATATCAAGCAGTGAACTACCTGCTATCCACTCGGGGTAGTTACCCCACGGCGGAGGCAATAGTGGACGCTCCCATAACTCCAGCGTCGCCGAATACCGCCAGTAGATGGGAGCTACCAGCACTGGCCCCTGATAGATATCCGTAAAACGACATTTGTAGAATTTTATGCCTGCGGGGGTTTGCAACTTCATCATGAACCAAGCCGCACCATCAGAGAGCGCATCGCGGTACCACGATTCAAACGTTAGCCCCTGAACATCGCTCTCCATAAACCAGGATACAGTCGCTTCCGTGGGAGTCGAGGTATACGCCCTGCGTTGTCTCGCCCGGCCTGTGGTGAGTTGAGTTCGTTTCAAAGGGCTGACTGGCTGGAATCCATAGCCTTCTTGTAAAGGCATAGGGAGATAGTCATGCGGATAAAATATTTCAGCCATTACCCTGTTCTCCGTCCAGTGTTATACCCCCCAGTTAATGCCTTGTGCACTTGGCCAACCCCTTTTGCCAGATCGTTAGCAACCTGCTGGTAACCTTGTTTTGCTCCTTCACGAGTAGCCTGCTGTACAAGCAGCACAGTCGCGTCAGAAGGATTTCCATTGATGGTTATTGGAGGAACCGTGACTGTGGGGCGGATGATGGTCGTTTGCTGGCTGTTGCTAACGTTCTGAACGCCAGTCCCAAACCCCGAACGCCCCAATGTGGCATCAAGTGGCTTGCCGTTCCGTAACGCCTCAAGTTGTGACACGCCGATTCGATTCGTAGACTCCTGGTCGAAAACGTACTCCCCTTTATGAACAATACCCGCTGGCTGATACTTTCCGCCTGAGCCAGTATATCCACCAGAAGTAAAGCCGACGGCGGCAGCACTGGAGATGCTGGACGTTATTGTAGCCATGAGGCCTGCAACAGTAGCCATTGCTGCTAAGTTGTATGGGAATGGCTGGCTTGAAAGCGCCTGCGCCATTGCCATTGGCAATTGAACAGCTGCCTGAGCAAGTGCAAAAGCTTTCTGCGTAACAAATGCCGCTTTATACATCACGGATTGCTCGCCGAACATCGCCCCCATCGAATCGGTGATACTGGAGAAAGAATTTTGCGCTGATTGCGTCTGTGCGGCATATACTGCGGTGCTTAGTGCTTGCTGGTTCTGTTGTCCTTGCTGTTGGAGAGCCAGCAATTGCTGCTGCTTCTGCTGCTCATTCAGTAAAGTACTTTGTGTGATCGCCTGCTGCTGCTGGTTCAGCCAGGAAGCATAATCAGTCTGGGCTTGCTTCAGCTTTTCGATAACCTCAAGCTGCGGATCTATTTGCAGCCCTATCATGTTCAATCCCTGCCCTGGCAGGTCACTATTGGTTGCTCCAGACGTCAGCGTACCGCCGGCCTTGTTCACACCTGATATAACGGAATCAGGCAGCACTGATTTACCAATCAGGTCGCTCGCCTGCTTCCCTGCAGCCTCCGGCGTCAGTTTCTTCAGCTCAACCATCTTCTGAAGAATTTCGAGGCGTTTTTGCAACGTCTCATTTTGGCGCAATTCCTTTGGTGCAATTTGCTCCTGCATTTTCCGGTAGTCATCCAGCGTTTTAACTGAACTCTGCAAAGCCTCCTGCTGCTTATGGGCCTGCAATATTTCGTCAGAACGGGAAAGAATCGACTTCTGGTCGGCGGTTAGTTGCGTTTTAGATTTGAGGTCAGCGATCTGCTGTTCGAACTTAACCCGTGCCTGCGTAGCGCTATTAAGTTTATCGCTGGCATCCAACTGGGACTGCATCGCGGCAGTCTGCTGGTGAATCTGCTCAAGAAGCCGAGTTGCTGCGTCCTCTGCGTAGGCTTTTCCTTGAGGCGTCTTCGCGATCTTTGGTGCTTTTGGATCTTTATACATCTCGTTAATACGAGAAACATTTTTAGCGTACTGGTCTGCCGTGATAGCGCCAGCCTTCAAGAACTCACTCTGCTGCTTAATAGCTTTATTTCGCTTATCAGCATTGCTCAAGTATTGAAGGTTAACTCGATCCGCTTCCTGCTGAGTTTTAATGCGCTTTTGTTCTGCTTTGTCATGATCTGACAAAATATCATTTAGCGTATCTTCCGCTGTAATTTGCGACTGAATAGCATCCCGTTGTTTGAGCATCTCCGGAAGGTTACTAAACCGAGCATTTAACCCGTTCCAAAAACCTCCTTCCGCCTGACCTTTCTGCGCCTCGGCAATGTTTTCATTTAAGGTACTTAACTTGTCTTGTAGGGTCTGCTCGCGCCCAATGTTGAGCATCGCATCCCATGCACCTTTAGCTGCTTTCCCCAACGAGTCCCAGGCGCTTTCAAGAAGGCCTAGATTCTGATGAATATCATTTGCACGCTGCTGCATGGTATTGGCGTACGCATCGGTCGCTACGCGTGCCGCCTCTTGCTGATTCCCTTCATCCTGCAAGGCCTTAATCTGGTTGTAGGTTGCCAGAGTTAAAAAATGGTATTGGTCGTTTAGTTTAGTAATGGCCGCCACCGGATCAGCTGCAATATCGTTGAAGTCACTCACAAGTTTTTCAGTGGCTATTCCTGTCGCGTCACTGATTTTTATGACTGCAGTTGTTACACGCTCCAGTGAATCGCCTGCGACTTTTCCAGATGAAACTAACAGATTTAACGTTGAAGCGGCTTTCCCGGTGGTTGAATCAGCAACAGCTCCTGCACGAGCAGCCATATCAGCAAGTTGACCGGATGTTTTCCCTACCTGATTACCAGTTAATACGAGGGATTTATAAAATTCGTCCTGCTCTTGAGCGCCTTTATAGTAAGCAAGACCAAGAACACCAACAGCTGCGGCAGTAACCGTAAAAGGGTTAACCAACCCCATAACATAGGTACCAACTCCCTTAATAGCTGGCCCAATACCGCCAAACATATCTTTTAACTGCCCACCCTGCTGCATAAGCACCATAAAAGGGGATTGGCCTGTAGAAAGTCCGACTACGATATCCGTCATCTGAGCGGGAATCATGCGCATTGCAAAAGCTGTCTGGGCAGCAGACTGCCCAGTTTTTTTCAAGTCGTCACGAAAGCCGGTTAATTTGTTACGAGTCTCTTCAATTCGCTTTGAATAAAGCTCAAATGTATCTGTATCTACCATCCCTTTCGATTTGAACTTCGCCAAATCCTGTTGTTGTTTGTCCAACTTATTCAGGGCAGCATTCACCGGGTCAATACGATCGAGAAGGTCAGATAGAGCCTGCTTTTCTTCGTCCGTAGCCTTTGTCACCTTGCCAGCGCTCGAAGCAGCACGGTCTCCAGCCTGAGTCATTTTTACCAGTGCAGTTGCGAGATTATCGGCCTGTTTCTCTGCTCCGGAGCTATCAATAACAATGGCAAGGCGGGAGGTTTGTTCTGTCATTTAGCGATCTCCGGGCAATAAAAAACCCCGCCGGGGCGAGGTTAGATTTTTAATAAACAATTACTGTCGATATATGATAATTGTTGCGATTATTGAAACAGAGACAATGGCAGCCAGAATTAACCTGAGACTTTGCTATCTGAACACTTAACTGTTTTAAGAGATTCAAGCTGCTGAAGACGTGCCTGCGCCTTTTTACGCGCTTCACTTTTGGCCATACCATTACCGATACCGAAATCTCCCAAAGCTCCCAATACGGTACGCCCATCAAACTGACCTGTAGTTTCGATTTCGTTCTGAATACTGTGAGTTTTAGCTATCTCCTGCTTAATTGCTGCGCAATCTAACGCAGCAGACTCTTCGCTCGTAACGGATGGAGCTTGCGGATACTGCTTGGTAGCGCATCCAGAAATAACAAACATCCCAGCTATTACCATCATTAGTTTCTTCATTTTATGCTTCCTATGATTACAATCGGAAACATCCTAACACATGGATATGAGCAGACAATGATATGACTACTTCACTTTTTCTTGTCTTTTCTGCTCTTCGGCCCACTCGTCACGCCACGCATCGTCGAGCGCCAGGATAGCGGCGTCAAACTCGGTACGGTCAATCAGGATCGTGCGCGATGCCAGATATAGCTCAATATCATTCAGGGATAATGGGAGCGGTACTCCGGCCATGCCAGCATATTTCCTGCTGCGCGATATCATGGCATAGGCATTGAGGATCTCCCCTGTTACTGCATCAATTTCTGGCTCAGGAATCGGCGGAAGGTTCAATTGCTCCCGACGCCATTTAGCCTTATCTCCCCTTTCGCCCCCGAACTCCTTTAGCCACGCCTGCGCCTCTAGGGCTTTTTTACGGTTTCCTGAGTCTGCTGCTCCTTACCCTGAGCTATGTTCGCAGCCTCTGCCAGAATCAGCCAATACAACGCGGGGTTCTGCTTCAGTAACGCGACGCCAAGTTCTGGCGTATACGCTACAGCCTTCTCAATACCATCCACCAGCTCACCTACTCCCTCCCAGTCTTTCAAAAGGAAGCGCGCGCAGTTATCGATGAGCAGATCATCAATTGAGTCAATTTCACCCACGCTGGCGAGATCGAACGCGTCGGTACCGACCTGATAGCTCGCGTCCATTTTGTCGATATGGCGCCGCACCAGCGCATTGCGTGAGCGGTACTGTGGATTCTCGCTGCTGGCCACCAGCAGACGGAGTTTAAACAGTGCTTCTTCTTCCGGGGTGTATTTCTTTTTACGGCCATCAGGCTTTTTAAAAGGGAAAAACCAACGCTCGTCACTCAGATCAAGTTGAGAAGAAATAATCAGCATACAGACTCCATAAAAAGCCCGAACCGCGATGTTCTGCGGAACGGGTCAGGGAAATTAAGGTGCGGTGACAGTGATTTCAGACGTTGCCGTAAAGGTGCGAGCCTTCCCGGTGATCGTGGCGTTCCCGGCAGCATTGCGGGTCACTTTCGCCGTTTTTTGCCCGGTAGAAACTAGGCTGGCAATCGCAGGATCAGATGACGTCCACTGGACGATATCTGTTGAATCAGCAGGCGTAAGCGTGGCGGTTAATGTCACCGTAGAGCCGACAGCGCCATTTGAAGTGGCTGGCGCAACACTGATTGCCGTCGCCGGTACTTTTGGCGCGCGGGTAATGGTTGGCGGCGTATTGGCGGCCGTGATATCGAGCTGAACCTGTACGATGTCAGTATTCCCGGCGTCCGGCCAGTCGCCAGAAATCTGCACTTCAGGGAAGCTGAAGGTATAAGCGCCTTCGGCGTTCTCCAGCGTGAAGGTAAACGGCACCGTTTCGCCGGTGAAGGTTTTTTTGTAGATCTCCCAGGCGGCCTTGGACCATGACAGCGTGATCTGGCCTGACGGTGTAAAGGTCGTCGGAATGTTTGCGCCAGCAAATGCTGAGCCGGTACCGATACAACGCTGAGTCTGCATGTTGTTATCAAACTGGATATTAAACGTATCCACACAGAAGCCGGCACCACCCGCCACCCCGTTCAGACTCAGGCTTGTCACTTCCTTAAACGAATAGCGCAGCGCGCCAGCACCATCCACCGGGTTAGTGAAATAACTGGTATCGTCGGCTTTGGTTTCCCAGTCAAGCCCGGCGAAGGTAATGGTCGCAGTGATGTCGCCATCATTCGGGATTTCAATCTGGAAAGTGGCAACCTGGCAACCGCGGGCAATCTGTGCGATCCCTACATCATCAGCGTATGAAGAAACTGAAAAAGTAATGCGGTTGTTGCCCATCGTCAGCACATTATCGAGCCAATCCGCTCCGAAACAGCTCGCCAGAAAATCATCATGCTGATTCCAGCGAAATTTGGTGCCGACATCACCGCCGACATCAATCGTGCCACGGGAAACGCCCTGCGCCATACGGTCACCGCCGATTTCATCGTTATCGTTGGTGTTCTGCGTTGGCATCAGCCCGAACGACGAACGGCGTAACAGATTCCAGACACCAGCAGAGGGTGTCTCTCCCGGTGTGGTTTCGCGAATAAACGCGGTTACTACTTTTGCGCCTGAACTCACAGGAGCCTCCTGTTGATTGTGCGCTACAGAGCGCGATAAGGGATTTGAAGATTGAGCTGAGACCAGCCATCGGTTTCACCTGCCGGGATGGCGGATACGGCGAAATAACTCAGCGCTCCGTCGTCCTGAAACTCGAAGAGTTGCGTTAATTTGTCGGCGGCCTGAGTCAGCTGCAGAGTGCCTGAACCAACAGGGATGAAAAGCTGGATGATGAGAACCCCTGTTCGGTGGACAGTCGGGCCCGCTCCAATTTCGTTAGCACCTGCTTGTCCGGGGATGTCAGTAAGACGCGCCCAGATTTTTCGACCGCTGGGATCGAATACAGGACCGTTTGGGTAGTCCACCGCATCCTGGGCAATAGCGGTCTGCGTCGTCATTCGTCTGATGACAACGTTTCTTATTTCTGTGAGGGTCATTTGTAGGCCTGAATCACACCATTAAATGAGACGGCATAGACGCCTGTCGGCGCTTGCGTAGAGTGGCCATTCTCCAGCGGTACGGAGTAAGGGAGGTTTGACTGAATGTAAATCACCGAGTAGGCCGGCGCCTGATTGATGATATTTTTCCCGTTGAGGAATGTCATCGTTCCCCGCGGGTCAGGCTCTGATGGTATTGAATGATCTGGTTCTCCAATACTAACAAAGTGTGACGCCCGGAAAGTTCCTGCGCGATACTCAGCCGGACGCCGGATATCCATGCCATCGTTAACACGGACTTTCTTTCTGAGACGGCCTGTCTTTGTCAGGTTGGCAGGATCGGCATAAAGAGATTCGTTCCATTCACCTACCGCTTTGTTGTACTGAACCGCAGTGGCGTTGATGGCCCACAGTTCCGGGTTACCTACAGGCGATCTCTGAACGATTTCATTCAGCAGCTGAATGGCGATAGTTCTCTGCCGTAACCTCACATCGTCCTCCACCAGCCCGGCGAATGCCGCCGGGTCAATGTTCCAGCCCTTAGCCATATCACGCCCTCCGCAGTTGAATGGAGTACGCAGCGCCAGCAGAGTCGGCAGAAGCGGTGATGACCTCGTAGCGCTGAAGCTCACCCGTAACCGGATCCGGTGCGGTGATGATATGCCCGACGGCCGGCTTATCAGTCACCTCGTTAACGAGTGCGGTTAGCTTCACATCACCATGCAGAATGTTAACGCCATCGATACGGCGCAGCTTATAGCGCGCCAGCACTCCACGCCCCGAGTAAGTCACCTGCGTTTCAGTGCCGGTTTCCGTCACCGGGTCCCAGGCACCCCGAACGGTATATGACCCAGTGAAATCCTTAACGGCATCCTGCAGGTCGGTATCGAATGCCGCGGCGACTTCGGTTTGCAGCTCGTCACGAATGCCCATTGCACCCACCAATATGCTGCTGAGGTTTAACGATCACTGTACCGTGGAGTTTGCGGGTATAAATTTCGCCATTGCGCTTAACCCGCAGCGGGAGCGGAGCAAACTCAACAACGCCCTTTGCCGGGTTTGCGTAAACGACATGTCTGATCGGGTTTCCATTCACAAACACATCGCGAGGACCGAGTCCGTCACCGGCATAATGCACATCTGGATTTTGCATGTCCCCCCCCTTACCGCCGCTCAATATGAGCATGGATAAAGTCGGTTTTAAGCGACTCCATAGCGCCAACCATCACATAAGGACGACCGCCGTTATGCCAGCAATCAATCGCGTTACCCTCATCATCAAGCAGTATCACTGCGACGCTGTGGCAACCGCCATTTTCAGCACGCTCCAGAGCCTGTTTCAGTAAGCGAATTACCTGATCATTATCGATGTCGTGATGGCTGGACTTTTGAAATGGGACCACTTTCAAATCGGACATATCACGCCCTCACAAAGAACGTCTGGAACGGGTTAAGCATCCACGGCTTGAGCATATCCAGCGCCAGTTGCAAATCAGGATCGAGTAATTCAGTGCTGGTGGTTGAGAGTTCAGCAAAAGTGCGGGAAACCTTCACATCATCGGCTTCGACGCTTCTGCTCGTCACCACCCCGGAATCTGTTTTTTGCTGATAAAGATTGCCTGCAGCGGCTACGGAAGCGATAAACGCTCCGGCTTGCTTAACTTCTTCAGGAATATGCTCCAGGTCGATATCCTGAAGGTTAAGCGCCGTCATCCAGGTGTTTGCCTGGAGTACGGCTTTAGCCTTTTTGTCGGCGGCAGCCCAGGTATCCCCCAGCAACTCGTCAACGTCCTGGATTGTTATATAAACGGTCATCGGAGCCTCACCAAAAGAAACGGGGCTTTCGCCCCGTCAGTTAACCACCCGCTGGAGCAGTGAACGCGATCGCTTCAGTTGTTTTCACCACGCCGTCAACGGTAGCCGTCACCGTGAATGAGCCGGCCGTAGCAGAGGTGAGTTTCACCGTCGAGCCACCAGCAGACCCTGTCTGTGACGTCGAAGCACTGAGTGTGCCGCCTGTAGACGTCCACGCTACAGATGCCCCGGAGACTCCTGCACCATTTCTGGTGTACTTGAGCGAAACGGTCACCGCGTCGGTACTGTCAGCAGTTGCGGAAGTTTTATCCACTGACAGGGTTACTCCCCCGCCGGAGCTTCCAGCTTAATCAGTACGCCTGCAGTGGATTTGTTACTGGTGAAATGTTTTTTCCAGTTCGCACCAGTGCCGATTTTGGTCAGATCAGGGTTAGCGCCCTTCGTTTCATCCCAGCTGTAACCCAGCAGCTCAACGTTAACCGTACCCTCAGCGCGATAGCCGATGGCAAGGTTTTCCTGATTGTTGATGTCGTAAGAACGGAAACCCGGAGCCTGTGATTCCGTTACGGAAACCGCGCCGGCCACCAGCCCCAGAATCGCATCAACTGGCATGGTGTCGGTAACCAGTACAGGCTTACCGAGCGTACCTGGCTGTCCGCCATAAACCACCACGCCCGCTTCTTCGTAGATCTTGTTGTCAATAGACTGATCAACAATGTCGAAATAGGTCGTGGAATGCATAACGAACAGCGCAACACGGTTAAACTTATCGCCGTATTTACGCAGGCCGCGGGTCAGGGTTTTCTTACCATCAGTGGCAATATCCGCTGAAACCGTCATATCAGCATTTGCGCCAATGGCTGCCACAAGTCCCTGAAGTGCATACTTGATATAACCTTCAAGCGTCGCATCAGCGACGTCGACGCCGATCACTTCGGAGAATTCGCTTACATCGCGACCACGACGTTTAAACGCTTCTTCAGTGGTTTCGTACGGGCCGTATTTCCACGGCGCCTTAACGCTGACAGATTCACCGGCACCGATTTTTTTTCCGTCTACAGTGCTGGTGGAGTTAACGTCGCGCGACTCAATGGAGCCGCCAACTTTATAGAAGGTACGTTTACGGAAATCACCCTCGATCAGTTCGTTATCAAGAATGATTGCGCCATTTGAGGCGGCGTTGAAGACTTCCAGATTATCCTGGCGACGCTCAAGAAACGCAGTCTGCGCGAGGTCGTCATAGATAATCAGGTCACTGTTTACGGTCGTAGGCATTGATTAGTCCTTACTTAGGCAATTTGAGATAGGCCTGCTGGCCATGTTTCCGGATGTAGTCCGCTTTATCGCTTGAGCTCATTTCTGAACGTTTGAGGCTTCCGCCGCCGCCACCTGGCTTGTGACCACCAGCCCCGGAGCCTTCAGCACGTGGGAACAGGTGCGGGGCCGTCTCTTTCAGAGATTCAGCCCACTCAACAGGGGTGAGCGGAGTTTTGCCGTCTTTACCGAACAGAACATCGCCATTTGCATCAACTGCTACGGCCTCGCCTTCGTCGTTGAGCTGGAAAGTGCCTTTAGCACGTAGAATCAGATCGTCGGATGCTTCTGGCAGCGCGCCAGCCTTAAGCGCTGCGCTGCGGATAGCATCACCCAGGACACGATCACGGAATTTGTTGGAGAACGCTTCCGCCTTTTCAGCGCGTTCATTAGCGGCTTTGATTTGCTTATCCGAATCGGCGCGGAGGCGTTCAGTACGCTTGTTCAGCACCTCATCGATTTTGCCGCCGGCAATAAGCTGCGCTTCTTCATCATCAGAGAAACGCTGGAGAATGGTTTTCACCGCGTCAGGATCGATACCATCAAAACGCTTTAGCGACTCAGTGGACTCTTTGAGCTTACCGAGAAGTTCGCTATTTTTATTTTTCAGGCCAGAGACCTGAGCATTGACCTGCTCATCGATCAGCTTTTGGATTTCAGGCGTAATCTCAGGCGCACCACCACCGGAGCCACCGCCATCACCACCTTCACCGCCAGCTGCCGAATAATATTTAATGAGCATGTTACGAATAAGCATGTTGTCCCCTTGGGATAGTTACTGTGGGCCTGGCCCAATAAAAAAGGCCGCCCGAAGGCAGCCTGATTGAATAAGATTTGTTGGTTAAAGCCTGGCGTTTCTGAATGCCTGCTCATCCTTTGAGCGCAACTGGTCCAGCGTCAACCACTCGCCCCTGTCGTTGTAGAACTCATCGGGAGACATGCCGCCATCACGAATCAGCCTGGCGCGCGATTCTCCGACAATCTCAGCTTGTCGCGTGAACGACTGCCGGGAGAACCAGTCCTGGTAATTCGTTTCAGCCGGAACCTGTCCATCCATGCTGGCGCGCGAGCTATCCTTGATTTCGCCGACTTTAATACCCAATTCCTCGGACGATTTCAGGATGTAAGTTTCGGTGCTCCGACAGCAAAAGTGGATTTTCCCCGGCCCCTGCAAATATGGCACCTTGTGCCCTATCGGTTTGTTATCCAGCGTGTACTTGAGTCGGTCGCGGATCCGACAATCCTTTGATGTCCGGTTATCCAAAGTAGATAACCACTGCTTACCCTTCAGAATGTCGTCGTTCGCCGACGCAAAGCTTTGTCTTGCTGTTGATGCAAGATGCCCTACTGCCGTTTTCGCTATGCTGGCCGCATTGGCCCGGCTCATCTGAAGCGCACCATCCTGGTAGCCGCGGTTAGCATGGCCACGGACCTTTTTTGCGATTTGCTCCTGCGTATCGCCCAGCAGGAATCCCTGCCTCACTGTATTGGATATCCGCGCCATCCGATCAGCTTCTAGGTTACTGGCCCATTCACTCAGCAAACGACCCTGGAATGGACGCCCCATCGCCGCGGCATAAACCGCATCCGGGGAGATACCCACCAGCGGATGAAGAGCGAGAACATCGTCGGGAATAGCAAACTGGAAGAGGCTCATCTGAAAAGTGGCTTCATGCTTCGCCAGTTCATGCAGCTCGGCAGTAAGAGCTGCATACATCGACTGAATCGCATCCTTGTTTATCGCCCTGACGCTTACCAGTAACGCTTCCAGACGCGAAACGGTAAAGCTCTCAGCGTCCAGCGTATCAATAGCCACCAGCAACCTTGCGGTAAGTTCGGCGTCGCTGTCATTCAGGACTTTTATCATCCTGTTGGCAACGCCGGTACTGTAGCGGCTCACCCATATAGCGTGGGCTACGGATTCATCCTGCAGTTTGTCATTCGCCGTTGCCATTATTGCCACCAATCAGGTTAGGCGCGCCGTTACGAATAGCGTCAATGACAGTTTCAGGGTCATCAGCTGGATCTATCAGGTCAAGCCTCTGCAACGCTCTGACCATATCCGTGTCGCGGATCGCACCGGACTGCCAGGCATTGACGATTGCCGTTACCATGCCGGATTCAGCGACTTTGGCAATAAACTCCTGATTAATGCTGTAACGGTATTCCTCGCCCTTAATGCCGAGATACCTGGCGCACCAGCCGAGCGCCAGCGTGTAGGCCTCCGAGACATTGGAAACGCAAATGCCGAGCACCGATGTGGATGCGGTTTGTTCTCCGCTCGATTGCGTGGCGGTTTTAACAGCGCTGTTTTGCTCGATAAGCCGGGCGCCAAGCTGAACAGAATAATCACGCTTACTGTCCATCGCCTCTTTAGCCAGGGTGTTTGGTTGCGCCTGAGCATACGTAAAACTCCCCTCCTTCGGCAGCAGGAAAGGAGACCGAGAACCGACACGAATTCCCTTATCCTGCAGCCAGTCACGCCAAGCTGTATCAAGACCTGAAATCACCGGCTGCACCTGACCGCAGAAAAATACGCTGTCTTCGTAATCTGCCGAATTTCGATAATGGCCAAGGTTGATTTCAACGAGAGCAGCTAACGGCGACTCATCGATGGTGGGATCGTTATTCTGTGCACCAACAAAGGTAAAGGGAATTTCATCCCAGAATTCCTCACCTTTTGGCTTCGGCTGATACTCGGAACTGACGGAAAAAGAGCCTGCGTCAGCTGCCTTTCGCCACACCCGGCAGACAAACTTTCCGTTCTCCAGAGCCAGTTCGCGATACTGGATTTCATCCTCGTACGCAAAGCCATCTTCCTTTTCCATGCATTCGCGTAAAACCACCAGCACCAGTTGATCACGTCCATTGATGCGTTTGGTGCGCCAGTTAATGATGCTTTCCGCCTGATAGCGAAGAATGATCGCCTCGTTGGTCTCTGCTGCATAATCCGTATAAAGCCCCTCGCGCGCGGTCTCCAGAATATTTTCTGTAACCTGCTGGGACTGCTGATAAATGCTTGCACCAGCACCGTCGGCGTTATCACGAAGATAATTCAGCTTATCCGGTGCGGTCATGGTCGGGTCTTTTCGGAATGCCAGCCCCAGTAACCCCACCTTTGTATTGCCCGTTATCGCGTAGAAAACGGCGCGCTGAATATAATCGGCATTGCGCTTTTTATTGCGTGCAGACTTATCGGACGGATCCAGAAAAGGGAGATATTCATTCCCGGCGGCCTTTACAGCATCAGCCCCTTTGCACACGTCACGAATTTTTTTCCACACGGGCATCGCCGCCCTGACCTCAGGGCGAACGTAAGTAATATCGTTATTGGCCATTAGAATGTCGTGTCCAGTGAAATAGAGAATGCAGGTCGAACGATTGGGAATTGCTTCACAATGAAGTAACCGGCGCCATCGTTGGGATGATCGTTATCGCTCTTTTTATCCGGCTCGCCGTTTTTATCCCACACCTGTTGTTCCAGGCAGTCGGCATAGACCGGACAACGGGCCACATTCACCTTGTATCGGCGATCGCCATTACCATTGCAGAACATGGCGTTCATGGAGTTGATGCGGTCCTTTACTGGCGGGTTAGCATCATCAACGATGACGTTAAATCCGGCCTGTCGGAGTTGCTCAATATCTGTTTTGCTGGCGTTGTTTGACTTCCTGGAATCACCAGAGGCATCCGGATAAATGTAAATCTCGCGGACCTTGCGGTAGTCACCGTCGGCATACAGCCAGAAACGCTCCTTGATGATGCGTATCATGTCGGGCGTATCGTAAGCGTTGATAATCTCGGTTACCGCATGCGGTAAACCGAGCCTCAATACATGGACGATCCCGGCCATCTTCCCGACGTTGAAGTCCATCCCGATATAGAGTGCTTCACCCGGCTGCTCTTCTTCGCTGGAGTTGTTCAGCACCCTGTCGAACTGGTGATAAATGGTGCCACTGGTCAGGTTAGTAAACTGGCCGTTCAGATATGCCTTGATCAATTCCGGCGGGTAACTTGCCAGGAGCGAAGGAATATAGTCATCCGGCAGGTTCTTTTCGTTGTCGAATGTCGAAGCCTGTACCAGACCATACATCGGCCTCAGTTCAGGCTTTTCCCTCACAGCCTTAACAAACTGGTTATAGACGAACTTAAATCCTTCAGGTGTGGTGGTCACGTCAATGCCGTTACGCAGACCATCAACCTTATAACGCATACGCGCGATGATTTTTCGCCACGCCTGACGCGCCTTATCCGCTTTCAGAACGTCGAGCTCATCCACCAGCGCATTGCCGATTTTAAAGCCAACTATCGTGTCCGGCTTTTCCATCGAACGACAAATTGTCGTGCCGCGGTACTGGCGGCCACTGTAGAAATGGACCTCTTTGTTGCTCTCAACGATTTTGACTTTCAGTCCCCAGTCGTGAGCAACCTCTTCCACCGTGGGATAGAAAATATCGCGGATCTGAGGATAGGTAGGGGCAAAGTAGCCCTGGTTTATTTTGGGGAACTCCCAGAACCCTTTGCATATTCCACCGCAGCCAACCCATGTCTTACCGGATCCAAAGCCAGCTACATAGGCTTTAAACTTCTGCTGCATAGCCAGAAAACGAGCCTGGGGAACGTTAAGCGTCGGAGCTATCGCCATCCTCTTTCCTCACTCGCGCATCGACTACGTTGATATTGATTGCAACTGGCGTTGGTTCGTCATCCTCCGGGTCAGTGGCCAGTTCTTTGCGAAGTTTGTCTATCTCCAGCTGCCGGCGCTCAATTTCTATCTGCTGCAGGCGCTGGGCAAACTCACTGTCAGCCAGGCCGAGACGTTTCATCACCGCCTCGTACATACGCTCACGGCTGATGGCGGTTATCTCAACGCCATTCTTACCAAGCTTCACACCGGAATAGGCAAGCGCAGCATCCGGCGCCAGCTTGCGCGTATCGGCGAAGAAAGGCTGACCTATGCCATCGCCATTGCAGCGGGGGCATTCCGGGTTAGGTGCGCTGGTGTGGTCGTAACCGTAGCCACCAACATCGACGGGCTCGCGACGTTTTCGCTCAAGCGCTTCGAATCGCTTCTCTTCGTACTCAACAGCGTCACGCCATTGATACTGGTGACCAAAGCCCCAGCAGTAACGGCAACTCCCGCGGCGATACTGTGATAGCTGGTTGGCGTCGAAGGTGGCCAGGCGCCACATCTGCTCAAGCACTTCATCGGCGCTGCCGAGCGTGCGCACAATGGATGCTTTCTGCTGCTGCGCAATGGCCTGCGCAACTGAAGTTTTCTGAAGCAGCTGATAACCAATTTGTTCAGCAGTCTTCTTGCTATACCCGGCTCGAATGGCGGCCTGCGTGGCGTTGTTGTCCTTCAGGTATTCCGCAACAAATAAGCGTTGTTGATCGGTGAGGTCATCATCATCCACCAGCGCTTCTGCGCACTTTTCCTTTTGCGCAGTGCGCAATTTCTTCTGCGCAGGTTTTTGCGCAGTTTGCGCAGTGGGTTTCTTGATATATCGGCGGGCAGTAGCATAATTCAGTCCCTGCGCTTCACACCAATCCTTCGGTGATACGCCGGTTGCGGCATGATCGGACAGGAACCGTTGCTGAAGCTCGCCCCAGTCCGGTTTTGCCATGGTCTTTTCCTGTGGTTGAAGCCATTAAAAAAGCCACCAGATAGCTGGCGGCCTTTGTAATGAGTTCCTTAACTGGACAGTTCAGTCGCGGTATCAAACAGCGCCAGCACTTCGGTTGCTTCCTGAATCGCCTTGTGGGTTTTCGAAACAATCTCACTTTCCGTGTAAACGCGATCGAAAGAGTCTGCGAACAGCTCAGCTTTGAGATAGCTATCGCCAACCCAGTCAATGGCCAGTTTCGCCGCGCGGTGTCGTAATTAACTTTCCTGATGATAGTCAGGCGGATTTGTTCTGCAGGTGTAATTTCTGATATGCCTTACCTCTATAATTAATATGGATAAAGGTTACTATCATATGTTATTAGTACAAATAAAATCCTGCAGCGTAGGCAAAATGAAAAATTAAACTCCGGATATAAGGAAGGAAGTATTTATTGCATCGACTTGGGAGAAAGTTGTGATACTTTTACCAGTCAGAATAATAGTTGGATTTATTCATAATTGACATTTCATCGCGCCCTGTTCCCCCATATGTAGCAGGGCTTTTTTTTGCCTGAATAGCAATATTACTGACACGTTTCTGTAAAATAACAGCAGCAATTACCATTAAAATGGCCGCAATACGGCCATAACACATGGGCTTACCCATGCGCTACCAATGGATTTGAAGTGTGAAATTTATACTATCAGGCATAAAGCCAGCCCAATAAACCAATACTGATTGCTAGTATCATGAACAGTATTGCTGTTTTACGCATAAGGACGCCATTAAACGCCAACGCCATCCCAACACAAACGACTATCAATACCGGCCACATGCTGAGAAGAAGGAATAGGTAAGCTTCCAAATCACTATGAATAATCACGTTTGCCCCTAACTTTACAGACCAGGCCTTCCCTAGTTCAAAACTTGTCACATGCATCATGTGATTGCTCCTTATATCATCTGACCTTATCACAAATGTTAGAGTAAAGCGTAATATTATGTAGACACTTTAAACAAGTGATTTAACCATTTTAGGATAAGCGACCTACTTCTCGGTACGTTGCATTATACTGATCATCGGGTAGCGGATATTACTTCTACCTGATACAGTCAAATTACTACACTCAACAGTTCAGGTAATACAAAATGAATGACCAATTCTATGAAACTCATGCACAGATACTTGCACTAAGAAACGCAATCGCTTTTATCGTTCAAACTTTGCCTAAGGAACAAAAGGAAGTTGTTCTTCGCGCACTAACCATACTTTCAAGTGTGAAGTTAATGCAAGGCATTGAACTTTCTTCAGCGAGCGATATCACAGAGAAAACTGCTGATAAAATGAACGATGCATATGAAGATATCTTTAAGGTGATTATCAGTCTTTCTACTCAAAACGTAGAGCCTGAGCAGAAGCAATATTTGCAATAGCTTCCCTTCAACCTCATTGTGGCCAGTATTAAAAATACCGGCCTTTCCTAGCTTCTTTTAGGTTAAGTTTAATATTCTTTTAGCTTGCAATTATTTAGTGCAGGAAACTACTTCGCACCAATTATGCATGTCAAGTCAAAACTATATGTAGTTAGCACCATGCGCCAGGGTCTAAGTTTCATGAATATCATAAATTTATATTATTGCTGAATAACATTCATGCCGTGGATCATTTAGTCTGAGTATTTAGCCACTGAAAGAATCTAACCCCGACCGTCTTGGTCACCCGTCTGGAACTATCCTCTCCGGGCGGGATTTTTATATGAACATCATTATCGAAGCCACTCTATGGAATGGCCTCTGTAATGCATTGCCACACTCTCGCAGAGGCCGCGCTCATGCCCTTGAGTCGTATGCCGCCCTATGGCCGCCCATAACCAGTTCAGGATTGGCGTTCCTGATGCTTCCCCGGCGCTACTTATATTCATTAACCCTAACCAGATGCGAAGCTGGCTCACGACGAGAGACTCGGGCGCAGGTTATGCCCCTGCGATTGCCGCCATTCGGCTGCTGCGATCTATCCGCTTATTGCTTCATGGTTTTATCCTCGATTGCGGATAGGTGACTATTTATCCCTTAGTGGGGTTAGGTTCGGGCAGTTGGCCAGCACCGATTTGTTGTGCGCCAGAATGTCGCGCTTGGTCTGCTTATCCAGCACATCGATATCGTGCTCGGTCAGGTAGATGATTCGTACCCAGTTGCAGGCCGTATCAACCACCACCGGGGCGGGTAAACTTTTCGCGCAGCTCCCGATCAACATCGTCATCAGGCATATGGCTAACAGTCTGCTGTACATTGCTGGCCTCTCTGGTGGCTTCCTCTTTCCGTTCAGCCGCGGCAACGCTGGCGGTGGCGTTCTCTTCGGTGCGTTGCTGTTCGGCTTTCGCTTCTGCTTTGTTGGTACCGCGAGCATGGCCAATACCGAATGCACCAGCGATAGCACCCAGGATGAGGACCACCATCCCAGCAATAATTTCAAAACTCATTGCTGCGGCTCCTTCTGTTCGTCGGCCTTATCTTTCAATGCCGGCTGGCGTACGTATTGCGATAGTACGGCCAGCACCACCAGCGCAGGGCTAATCAACGCAACGATGTTTGACGGCAGGATGTTTTTGATATCCGGCGGCAGCACCGCCCAGGCGTGCAGCGCAGCATCCGGGAACGACTGCGCCCATACACCAACCAGCGCGCCGATAGCTCCCAGCTTTACAGACCACGTTTTCAGCAGCAAGCTGGCATGCCCTACGAACTCCAGCCGGGTATATTTGCGCAGAAGTAACAGAACGAGCACAGCCACCAGCACAAGCAAAGCGAAAATGATCATCTTCACAGGACACGCTCCTTAACCCAGCCGTAGAGAAAATCCTCGTTGGCTTCGCGGCCCTCCGCCAGTTCGAGGTATCTGGCACCCTGGCTGCAGTTCAGCGCACGCAACAGAACCTGTTCACCCTCTTTCCCGCGGGCGGAAAGGTATCCCTTAAGCGCGGTGATGGTTCGGGGACCAATGGCACCATCCGGAATCAGATCGGGATACAGCTTTCCGCGCATATTCATTGCGGTCAGCCAGCGCTGGAAAAACTTACTGGCTACAGATGGCCCCATGTTCACGCCAGTGTCGCAAAGCTCATCTGCCAGTAACGTAGATAGAGCTGCCACCTGGTCAAACCGGGGGCCGGTCCAGTAATCGCTCAGCAGGATTTGCTTTGCTGTTTCCCTGGGCAGGTTCCGCATATCACCGGTGTAGCCATGTGCACGGGCGGTGGTCTGCGTGATGCCCCAGCGGGTCGGCCCGCCTTTATCCGACGGATGATCGACATAACCACCCTCCTTGCCGAGGATCCCCTCGATAATCTGATCTGCTGTCATGGCGCCTTAACTCCGGTAATGCGTTCCCAGAAATAGGTCAAAGCAACAGAACCCATTGCCCCGCTAATTCCGGAAGTGGCCAGTATCATGTAAATGCTCAGTCCGCTTTCAATGCTCACCAGGCCAGCAATAACGCCGGTAAACCCTGAAACCACCATTTGGGCAAGAGCATTGATCAAGCTCCATGTTGCCTTGCTCTGCTTCACATCTATCAGGTAGCGGACAAGTCCACCCCAGCAAGCAATGATCAGCAGAACCAGCCAGGACATCCCGGCAATGCTCTCTTTGTCTTGCATACGTTTAGCCATAGTTACCGCCTCCGATGGAAGATCGGGAAGCTGTGTGTTTGAAAAGGGTCAGGCCCGTCAGGCTGGATTTAACAACGAAGCGTGTCGATGATGATTCCTGCGGGACCTGATAATAAAAAAGCCATGCAAATGCATGGCCTTGTGATTTGAATCCGTTATTTACAAAATGTATTCGAGACAGTATCTTTCGACTTCCGGACAAAAAAACATATACCGGGACAAAATCTAAATGTAACTGCCTTGCCTGCATGAAACCATGCGGGCTTTTTTTTTGCCCAAAGAAAAAGCCCACCGAAGTGGGCCTTACAGCTATCATCATTTTTTATTAGGTGTGGTGCCGGGTGCCTCCCGGTAAGTCGCCGCCAGTCCACAGACGACTCGCAATGCGCAAAAAAACATATCAGACTGGCAATGCCCCTCCGCATAGGGGGATTCACCACACCAGAAATTTAACATTCAGTCTTTCTGGTTTCAATACTCTGCTTGTCTGAGGTATCGGCTCACCATAACCGCCCAGCCTGATGTTATCAGCGTGTAGCGGCTTGTTTTTCTCTTTGATAAAATTGATTCGCAAATGATTAAAACATCAACTGGTGAAAATATGAGTAAGTACTCAGACCTTTTACAGGTAATCAAGTCCCGGGTTTGTCAAAATAACAACTTCCCCCAAACATTACTGGCAGACTCACACAGTTACAGAGCCAGGCAGGTTTGGTATCGAATAGGACAAATATTCACTCTTGAATGTATTCTCGATGAGTACAGGAAACATTTTTCATCGGATTATTATTATCTTGATAACGATAAGGCTCTTCATCACCTTATCTTCGAAATGACCAAGTGGAAACCTGAAGAGATTAGAAGACTCTCGCTAAACGACTGTCTCTTTATCATTGCCAGTCAACTAAAGCCCAGTTATATGTCAGAAGATGCTGCCGCTGTCCTAGCGTCACTCAATCTGCCGACTGGCCACTATCCTGTTGAGGATTTTCCGCAAGAGGACTGGGATCCCAGGGAAAACTCAGTATTCCTTCAAAGCTACCAGTAGCGACTCGCCCAATCTCCGCAGAGATCTGACTCAGCCGCTCCTCAAGAGCGGCTTTTTCTGCTATCAGACGGTTGAAGTGGGCAAGATAGATTTTCTGTTGCCCAAGCCAGTCTTCAAGCTGTTGAGTGGTCATGCCCGGATTAAAAAAATATGGCTGCTGCATCGCTTCCCCCAGAAAAGCAAAACCCCGCCGGTTGGCAGGGTTCAGAATCAGTTTCATTTGGATGTACGTATCCATGATTAGAAGAATACAGGACAATTTTATGCAAAGTCAACTCTATCGTGCAAAAATTTGCCGCCATCTGTTTCGATCACATCAATAAATGGTCGCCTTCTCAAATTCAGCCGCTGCCTGTCTCTCTCCTTTGTGAAGCATATCCACCAGCCCTTCATAGAACGGCTTCCAGTTGCGTGACCACGAAGACTGATGGAGATCCGGGAGACGCTTCAGAATGGCGCGGTGTACCGTCGCAGAGGGTACAACAGAGAAGCCATTACCAGAGCAGCGTTCACATGTTTTGAAAACCGGTGCGCCAAGTTCTTTGGTCGCTTTGCGATCTAAGACCTCCCCTTTACCACTACACCTGCATCGCGCATGGATCACTTTCTTTCCTCCGCAGACTCCACAGACCCTTTTCACCAGTTCATTTCTAATCTTTGGGGCCTTCACTTCGACACCGTCAGCATCGAAAATACCGGGGTGCTTAATTACATCTTCATGGCGGGAAATAAAGCCGGTACCGCTGCAGCTTTGACACGTTGCTCTGGTGGCCGCCGAACGTGAGTATTCCGCAAAGGCAAATTGCGCCAGCGTCAACATGCAGGCGCCGAGCTTGTCACCAGCGGCTTTGCGGACATTTTTAGGAGCGTTTTTGATGGCAAACTGCGCCAGCGCCTGAATTGCAAGCTGTTCGTCCGTTTTGCTGATACCAGCCTTTCCGAGGAAAGCGGAAAGGCCGAAGCGCGCACGACTGCTGGTGGTACCGATGGCCGCCATAACATCTGTTCCGGTCAGTCGATTCGGCGATGTGCTTTTCACGTCGTCGCTGATATGCATCCCCTGCGGGCTGAAATGCTTTAACGATGCTTCCAGTTTCATGCGGCCACTTCTCCGATATCAGAAATTAAAATTTGTCCGGATTCACCCCAGACTTTTGTTACACGAAAGTCCCAGATATGTGCGTCATCAGTAAACAGAGCATCCATCAGCGCTTTGATCATGTTATCGGCGTCTGGTTTCTGCTGGTGTGCCTGTCCGTTCATCGTTACTCGCTTCTTCTGGCTCCAGCTCTTTGGCATGGGAACCACGAAGGTTATGTGTCCGCCCTGCTCCGGCATAGCAACGTTCTTCAGACGGACCTCATCGCAGAATGCCCGGTAGCGCATTACCGCCGGACGCTGCTTCCACTTATCAGCTCTGGTCATCCTGGGTTTGCCGATGGGCGTGATATCGTAGATTTTCATGATTTAATGAGTCCCTCTTTCCGCCAGATTTCCAGGGTGCGCATTACCCCCTCCGCGTGCATCAGGCGCAATTCGTCGTAGGTGAAATCGGTGGTTTTAGTTCTGCCGTCGATTACGTCATGGCACCCGTTGCAGGCGATCGCCGCCTGGGTATCATCGGGTTTGCATGCGGTACCGCAGGTGCCGGCCAGTCGGTAATGCGCCAGCACACTGGTTTCTGGGTTGCCGTTGCAGTAACCGGGGATCCGAACTGTACATTCACGGCCACGCGCCGCCTTGCGAAGGTCTGCCATACTTACCCCCACATCCGGTTGCGCCAGCGGGAATCAGGCCGCGGTGGATTCTTGTCTTCCACCAGCTCAGCGCTGACGGTCCAGGTCCTAAAATCTTGGTTTAAACTACGTTCGACCTTTACCCCACGTTTGCGGTACTTATCCATCAGTTCATCGGCCTGCTGGGTTGTGCAGTCGTGATGGTGAAACCATGAATATTTCATCGCCTCACCCCGCAAAGCTGAGCAATTGAGACGCTGCATTTTCAGCAGCTTCACGACTGGCGAATTTTTGGGACAGAATCCACCGCCAGAGCACATCTAATGAGGCCTGGTAAAGCTGGTGGAATTCGGTTTCGTCCATACTGGCGAAAGAAATACTGCGTGGGTGCTTTTTCAGAGTGCCATCCGGCAGCTGTAGCGCATCGTAATGGCCTGCTTCGACGATTACCCATGAGCGATAGGCGTCAAAGGATTTGCAGATGCTGATGCTTCCGGCTCGTTTTTCTGCGACGCGGTCAAGATACTGCTCGGCGATATCCTGGAATACCGATTCCTTGCCGCCATGGGATGCAAGGAATTTGGAATAACCGAGAATCAGCCTGCGCTCGTTCGAAGAGATTGCGCCGCCGGTAGGCTCCCAGTATTCAAAGCCCAGATTGAGTAATGCGAAATATCGGCGGTGAAACGCCGGATTGCGGACAAGCTTATATTCGGCCTCCAGGACGGCACCGAGCTTGCATTTTGATTGCAGAAAATCGCTGGTCTCCGGCGTTGCGGGGATCAGGATGCCTTGAGAATGTTTTATTAAGTGCAATTGCGCCATGGTTTCTCTCCGTGGCGCAGTAGGTAACGGTTGTTCAGGCCGTTGATTTCATATTATCAGAAGGTGGGAGAACTCGGTAGCCAAGTCGCTCAGCAAACCTCATAAACCCATTTAAGGTAAATACTTCTTCATCTGGCAATAATGGCCGCATGGATACGACGCCGTTCGTCCGGTAAACGAGATGCCTACCTGAAGAAGGAAAACTACAAACCACTGCTCCATCAGTTCGCCTGACTACATCGTACCAAGTCTGATCTTCTGGAGACTCTACATAAACGGTCACATTACCCCCTGAGCGACATACTGACGCCAAAAAATTTGGCAGTGGCATCAAAGGGTATGCTCGCTACCAATAAACAAATAATCAGTAAAACCAGTCGTCAGCACTTTCCCAAGCTTCCTGAAGTATACCCTCTACCGTCTTCTTCGCTTCCTTTGCCCCACCATCAACGCTTAGCCCATCCGAATCAGCACGACAAACAACCAGACTGCAATCCTCGAACTGATTCCGGAGCCTTTCTGACAGTTCTTTTTCCAGCGCTGGAATTGCTCCGTCTGGAAGTTTCTTTGTTCGATCGATGGTTAATTCAACTTTCATGGCGGTCCCCTTTGTGAATACTGTTTTTTTATACAGTATACCTACATGGGAAAATGGTCAACTTCTTGAGAGCACTTTCTGGGAAACCTAGTCCATTGTTTATCATCCAAATTTTTAGCATTTAGAAGAAAAATCCGCGCGTATAGGGCTCACCGGTGGAAGAATAATTCTTGGATAATTTAACTTACTGCAATGTGTCACATCACTAATTTTTGTTTTTTCCAACCACGCGGAGGACAGTAATGCGCGCCCCCTTGATCTTATGTGGAGTAAGCTAAGTATGAGTTTAACCCCCCAAGAAAATACTGTATATTAAACCAGTATAAATTGGAGAGTGGTAAAGGGCTTTGAGGCTGGATTTTGACATTTGAAAGGTTGTAAAATCATCAAGCCAACCTTGTGTTTCACTACCATCAGACTCACTGATATGCGTCTGTGGCGGTAGCGTGCCAGAAACAATCTTGCAACAAACCCAATCCATCTCTTTACCTATCTGTGGATTGCAAATGAGTTGTTCGAAGTGTGTAACTACACGAAAAGTACAACTTTAGCGATGCTAAGATGTATATTAACCCAAGAGATGTAAGCCATGAAAAAAAGAACAGGTTTAAAGTATGCATTATATATATTGTCACTGTGGCTATTATTTGTTTCACTTTTTATAATGTCATATGATAAGAATCTTTTTGTAAGTATATCATCATATCTGGACAGCAAAGATACAGAAATATTAATCTCAAGCATCACGCCTAAAAATATAGTTTTTATTTCCAGCTTTGCAATGATAGTAGCAGGCGTTTTAATTTTTCTATATTTACTATTTTCCTTTAACTCTGGTTGGTCAGTAGCGTGCACCGTTTCTGATGTTAGAAATGAAAGTCATGAGCATCTTGAATTCTTAACTACCTATGTTATGCCTCTGGTATTTACTGATGTGAACAGCAAGAGGACTATGCTGAATCTTTTGATCATGATAGTAGCTATAGGGATGATTTATGTAAAAACAAATCGTTTTTATTCCAACCCATCATTAGCATTGCTTGGATTTAGAATTTTCAAAGCAAATATAAATGATAGAGGAACCAAGGAATTTGTAATCATTTGCCATGGCGAAATTGATAGCAACAGCAGAATAAAATATATCAAGCTAGATAACAATACATGTCTTGCTAAAATAACTTAATAATCGAGGATGAAATGTTCACAGCAATAGATAATATATTAAATTCAGCCCAACTTTCCGGCGAGGCTTATTTTGTTGCAGAACTCCAAGGGCAACTAGATATTTTCAGAGTTGCTCTAGAACCAGGGGCAGAACAGAAATTAACACAGTCTTTCAGTCAATCACTTAAGCGTGATGTTGTTGACCCAAACACTGGACAGATCGCTTTGCCGTTAGTTTCTTCTCTGCTAAGTCGAGATAAGCAGGTGCATGAGTATGATCACCAAGTAATAAACCATCTTCCACCTGCTCTAGCAAAGATGGCGGACGTGCTTAGCTTTGGAGTTAATAATACCCCCACTGATTTTGACTTTGCCCAGCAAAACCTATCAACCGTTAAAGGAATAGTTTATTATCTTTGTGATGGCCAAGGTAACGGAGTTGTTGTTTACCAGCACAAATATCCAATCGCACTACATAAAAAAACAAAATTGTCATACTTCTCTGCGAATGGTAGAACCCTTGATGAGGTCACTCATGATAGCATTGACATAAATGGGAATGTGGATTTCTTTTATTTTAACAACAAGTATTATGCACTAAACATCAACTTACTTGAAAGAGCGTATGGCCTTGAACAAGTCATAAACAATTTAGCGGCAAATGCAACTCCTCATATAATCGCACTGAACATCCTAGACGTATCAAATCATCCGAACCCTGCAGACATTTTTAATGACATGCATCGAAATAGAAATTTCATGCGCAGACTTGCCACCACAGCAAATAGCCCACTAATACAGAATGGAACTATTAACATAGCCACCATTCAGACATTAATTCAAAACTTCCCGATTCTTGGGAGGAATATAATAATTAACCAAGCTGGATTGATAGAATTATCATCTCAAAAGCAAAAACTATATTTCATTCGCCTGCTAAATAATGAGGCATCTTTCACAGCATTAAACCGAGAGCCTTTTCTTGCGGTCGGAAAAGACTCAGCGGCATAATTTATAACACATTAGTGGTTCAAATCTTAGGTTTTATGGACATCAACACTATCCCCAGTTGTGGGTAGAAGCAATCGGGTCGGGTTCACTCGCCGCGAGAAACGTGTCGCTTTCCGGCATTTTTTCCAGCCACATGCGGTTGATATGGTGCTGCAGTCGGCGCTGGTGGTGTGCCGGGAGTGCCCCGGTGTTTTCAATCTGAGCGAAGACCATGCCGACTTCCGCTGGCCATACTGTTTCAGGCACTTCCACCAGCAGAAGAATTTCCAGCTCTTGCACGCGCTTGCAGGCATATTTAAGTGAAGCGTCCATACTCATCCCTTCCTCTTGTTGATTGAGGGGACCACGGTTCGGGCATAAACAATAACGCCATCTTTCGGGCGCTTACGCGGTAAATAGATCTCGGGGCGAGGCCAGAGTGCAATAAAGCGTGATTCTCTGTTTTCCAGGCGGTGATACGCTTTCTCACTCATTACGCCGACCGGGCGAAAAGATTCCTCTTCGCGCTCGAGTTCGCCGATGCGCTGCTGCGCCTTCTCCAGAACCTCTCCCAGAGCGTCTAGGTCTTCGAGCTTTACGAACAGAACGTCGTGGCCGAACTCTTTTGCATGGGCTGAGCGGCGCTTGAGGCTGGCTAAAAGCCTAGTGATATCAGTCATGCTGCACGCTCCTCGTCTTTCCGGCGACGGATATACGCACGGATGGCTTGCCGTAACTCATCGCGCTGCGCATCAGTGAGCGGAGACGTTGGCTGCATCCAATCAGGGACGGTAGGCTTTTGATTCTTGCTCATTTGGCCCCCTCGCGCAGCTGCTTGGCGAATCTCTCGGCGTCTACTGCACTACCTGCATAAGCTGCGCGGAGCATCTGGTCCATTTCGTTGCGATGCTGGCGAACGTATTCTTTCTGACTTTCAGCGAACTCCTCCACCCCATCAGCCTTAATCCCGGCTACGATGCGATCGGTGGCGGGGGTTTTAAGGTCCGCGCCCTCCACCAGTTCCAACTTGCAATCGCTTTCCCAGCTTTCACATACCCTATAGGTCCGGTTTGGCAACTTAGCGGCAACCTGCACTACGAATTCTTCGTTGTAGTTGAGACTACATTCGCTGGCTATTTCCTCCGGGCTGTCATATGGCAACTCGGGGTTGTCGGCATCCCAGAACATCAGGTTCGACTTTAGCGCCACATTCTCCGCTGCCAGCTGCTTCACCCAGTCCTGCAGGTCTACGCCAGCCGGGCAGTTGGTCAGCTCTCGGCATTTCTCGATAGTTAACAGTGCTGCTGTGAGTTCGTTATTCATGCCTGCGCCCCTTCTAATGCCGCTGCTATCTCTTCGAAAAAGCCATCTCGGGTATGGCTGGTCATTGCTGGTAAAAATACGGTCATCAGCCTGTTTGTGTTGCAGTTCTCATCGTCCGCAAACAGAGCGATTTTTTTATCCAAGCGCACCTTCGCTTCCTGCAACTGCTCGTTTTTCTTGTTAGTGCGCTGGATATAGTCAGCGATGATTTCTATTGCCTTGTTTGTGTATTTTTCGACGTGCTCAGCCATGTGAACCACCTATCGCCTCAATCGTTTCCAACAACAACCGGCGGCGCGTATTCTCAGCAAAATGACGGCGCCCGGATTCTTTGTGGTAAAACTCGTTTTTGCCGACGACCCACATCCGCTCTGTCTGGTGTAGTTTTTTTACCTTCGGACCGTCTTTGGTGATCACGGTGCCGGTATGGGTTTTTACGATTGTCATACAGCCTCCCCAAGCACCCAGCGCAGAGCCGCCGCGTATTCACCGCTGGCACCTTCGAGGGCTTTTGTGATTTCTTTGCGTGATTTGAGACGTGACTTAGTTTCGCCAAGCGCAGCGCGCTGACGTCGGGCTTTTTCATGGCCGGTTGTGCCAGCAGTTGCCGCTTCGATTTGAGCGACCTTCTCCCGCTGCTCTTCTGGTTTAAGCGATACCAGCTGACGCGCCTGAGTAACGGTGACAGTTCCAGACTCCACTGCATCGCGAACAGCCTGAGTAGCATCCAGCAGTGACAGCGTTGCGCGTACGGTCTGAACGCTGCAGCCAAACATCAGAGAGAGGTCTTGCTCGTCGTGTCCACGTTCCAGCGCATCAGCCATTTTTTTTGCGCGGCCCAGCGGCGTATCTGCCTGGCGGATTTCGTTAGCGCTTACCATCGCCTGCGCCATGCGGATAGCAGAGCCACGTTTAGTGACTGCCGGAACCAGTAATGGTTCTTTGCCCTCATTCGACAGACGCTTGTTGGCTTCCAGTGTATGGCGCACACGCTGGCGACCATCAACCACACAGGACAAACCGCTCTCAGGGTCTTTCCAGACAATGATTGGTTCCAGTACTCCCTGGTCCATGATGTTCAGCACCATTGCCTCGCTGATAGGAAGGTGAATACGCTCATCGTAAAGTGGGTGGGCCTTATCTGTGACTAGGTGCAGGTTTTCAGGCTCGAAGTTGAGCACGTTTGTTTTGCCGCTGGCACCGTATACATCGATAGAATTCTTAGCCATGAATAGCCTCCTGAACATCTAAAACTCGCTGAAAAACAGGACTGCCAAGCAGGCTGTAATTCATCCCAACAACTGCTTTCGGCACCACACCAAATCGTTTCATGTCAAAATCGATGATGGCGCGCTGATCGCGGAATAAACCGGATCGGCCATGACGAACGACTTCGCCAGTGGCTTCCGCCTCGCGGAAATACTTCAGGACGGTATCGCGGCTTAACCCCAGTTTTTTCATTGCATCGCTGGTCGTCAGGCGTCCCTGATGTTTCGTGATACGAATCACTGCGCGGACATACTCCCGGCGCTCAACAGCTGAAAATGCTCTAGCCATACATCCCTCACTTAACGACGCGCAGATGGCGTACATTTTTGCGATAACTATCCCAGTCAAAATTCACCCACACACCGCCGTCCATCTGCAGACGGTCAAGGATCCGCGCACCGAGGGTATCCGTCAGGGATTCATAATTCAGGTTGGTCAGAATGCCGACCGGACGCATGGATGACAGGCGACGATCGATAACCTGGTTCAGAATGACCTTCTCGCCGCTGCTGCCACGCTGAATCCCCACTTCGTCCAGGATGAGCAAATCAACCCGGCAAAGGTCGTCCAGGAGAGATGCTTCTGACTGCCCGTCGTCATAGCATTCACGAACACGTAGCATCAGGTCAGGAATAGTCACCACCAATACGGAATGTCCACCAGCCAGCAGGTGATTGCCGATTGCCGCCGCCAGATGGTTTTTCCCGGTACCAGGAGCTCCGCTAAATACAAAGCTTGCGAACCCGGAACCGAAGTTTTGTGCGTAGCTTTTTGCCATCGTCAGCGCCCGACGCTGCCCATCTCCTGCAAACTGGTAATTTGCGAACGTGCAGCTGCGGTGCAGATCCTGTATCCCGGCACGACCGAAAATTTTCTCTGAACGTGCACGCTGGTTCTGCTTTTCCAGTTCCTCGCAGCGTTTTCGACCTTCCTCTGCCTGCCATGTGCGCCACTCGTCAACGCTGGCGAACTTCGGCTCAACACCTGGAGGGATAAGCTTTCTCAGCCGTTCCATCGCACTACCAGTAGCAATCATATTTTTCATATCTACCCCCTGAACCCGCTGGGAATTAACTTACTGGGCTGGGACACTAGATTCGGATCCCGCTTTCCGGCAGCCGCGGTTGCGGTCCATGGTTCCTCGTAGTGCTTGGACGGACCGAAAAATGTGGATGCCTGTTTCACGAACTCGGTATTGAGTTTTCCGGCAGCAGTCACGTATGCAGCGTATCGACGAACGCCATCGATGAGCTCCTGCGCTGTCGCGCCGGATTTAATTCGGGCAGTCCAGGCTTTGAACGCGTCAGCCTTGCTGTTGCCTCCGGCTCGTTTCGGGTATTCCCTCCAGGCCTGTTCAAATTCCTCCGAATAACTGCTTTTCGGCTTTTCAGATGGAGCTTCATCTGAAAATTCACTATCCGGGGGTGTGGCGGAGCCATGCCCCAAGAGATCTTTATCTTTTTCTTGTTCCTGATCCTGTTCCTGATCTTGGCTTCCTAGCCCCTTCGAAGCCCCTTCCAAAATTCGGCGTGGTTCTCGCTTGATATTCAAATGAAAATCATTTTTGTAACGCTCGTAAAACTCTGAAAGAAAACGGTTTTCAGTAAGTGATGCATACTCACTTCTGACTCCAGCGCAACGGTTATCACCTGGCTTTAATGCTTTGCCTACCTGATAGGCGGCCATTTCATGCACCCAGACCATCTCTGTGTCCTCGTCATAGCTACAAAACCCCGCTTCTATGGACCTATTAAGCCCCTTCGAAGCCCCTTCCAAGCCCAAGCCTGTTTCATGGGCGATGTAAAGAATTGGCAGGTAATACAACCCGAGCATGTTTGCGTGTGGCGAGGTCATCAGATAGAACGAGACCACCTGCGCTTCAGCGCCTTTTTTCCGCAGTTCCCGACCTGTTTTCCCCAGCCAGAATTGCGGTGCGACTGTTGCATAGTCACGCATAGATACCCCTGAACTTATGACGTTGGTTTATCGGTCTTTTCTGCGTGCTGAAAGACAATATCAACGCACTGAAAGACACATTTTTGACAGATGGATACGCCGGGGCCGGCGATGAGAACGCCTGCAATCTCAATGTTGCTCGCCCCGCAAAAGGAGCATTTATGGGTCGCCTGGGCGTTTACCTCAGTCTTTGTTCCTGACATACTTACCTCGCAATTACCTCTTCGTTTTTGCACCTGAAAGCCGTTGGTGTTACAGCACCGCGGCTTTCGCCTTTTTGATACCCGACATTACAAAACCCCCAGCATTGAAGTGACGATGGCCATCAGTGGCGCCGTTAGTTCTGGGTCAACCCGGAACATCTCGACAATTCCCTCGCTCAGTTCTTTCAGCTTTTGATGGCGTGGAGCACCCATAGCAACAGCAACCTTCGCTTCGCTGGTCTCCTTCTCCAGCCGTGCCAGGCGGGACATGAAATTGTCTTCAGGCAACAGGCGGTGGCGGTATTCCAACGGGAGGACGGCCATGATGGCTGGCGTCAGAAGACGCACATTCGCGCGATACTTTTCCGAATCGACCTCGTTATCCAGGTAACGGAAAAGCTTCTGGCGGGCGCGGCTGATGTCAGCAGGAAATTCAATTTCCTCCCCGCCATGCTGGCGCCACTCATCGATGATGTACGCCGAAACAACATCCTGACCTTCAGCTGCTGCCCAGGCGCGAACGGCAGAACGAATGCCGTCGTGATCCGCCACTTTCGTCTGATTTCGCTTTATCAGAGCGCCGGGGTTGAATCCGGTATTTTGTTGAAAGGAAAGTGTTTGCATGGTCATCCCGCCAGATTTTGTGAAGACAAACCGTCGTTAGGATTTGGGTAAAGGTCTGGGCGAAGTTCATGAGGAGTAACGCCGGTTACCCGGAAGATTTGGAAAACCCGAGACTGAGGAACGGCCCCCCCATGGCGATGCTTCCAATGGCTAATCGTCATAGATGAGACGTCCAGTTTTTCCGCTAGCTTCGTTGCGTCACCAGCGATCTGTATGGCTTTTTCTAATGCGTTCATAAACCACTCCGTTAAAGTTACAGAGAGAATTAAACATTATGTTTATTTTAATGTCAACTTTATGAATGTTGAGGTGGTAAACATTTAGTTTAAAATCGTGATATATGAGAAAAAATACGCACCAGTCCGACAACCCACAGGTCCAAAGGCTCAATGAAATAATTGAGATGAAGCGCATATCCAAAGCGGATATAGCGAGAATTTGTGGTGTAAGTTCGCAATCGGTTAACAACTGGTTTGTGCGGGGAGCGATCGGAAAGAGCTCTGCCATAAAGCTCGCTGATGCTCTTGGCGTAAGCCTTGAGTGGGTTTTAGGTCAGGACGTCGATGCAAATGATGGTTTACGCCCGGACGAGAAGCGGTTGCTGGAACTCTATAACCAACTTCCCAACGAAGAAGAGCAGCAGAACATGCTGCGGATCGTATCTCTGCGGCTCAAAGAGCTTGATGAGCTGTATGCCAAGTACATGGGGAGAAGGATTAAGACCCCACCAGACAGAGAGTAACTCCTATAAAAACACTATAAATCAATAACCTAAATAATGATACCCAGTAAACTAAGAGATACCATACCCAAGCAAAATCGTAAGTTATCCATATCGGTAAAACCGTTACACATTTAAATGTGACACTACAGGTAATGTCATCTATCATGAGCAAAGTATCTGACGTTATTGACTTACTATCCTCACGAAAGAAATCTATCTCATGTGGGGGCAAACAAGGTTTACGAATGATTATGGTTGATCTTGGCTTCAGGGATACTCCGGGTGATACAGACAACCATAGAATATTCACACATGCAGCACTGAGTGATGAAACAGATTTTAAATCTACCTCAGTAGATTGCACACATCACCAGAACAAGCCAATGAAAATGCCGTATGTAGTTAAAATCATTGGCATTCTTCGAAAATACAAGGAAACATTCGAAGAATGGGAGAGAATAGAGAATGAAAATGCACAAGGCTGAAGAGTACACTATCTCAGTTAGACTTGAGACAATCGAAGGTGAAAATTACTTTGTCGGAAGAGTAGCTGAATTGCCTGACGTGGAGGAGTATGCTGACACCCGAGAAGAGGCCTTTTCATTAGCTCTGGATACTATCCGCACCACTCAAAGGGTATTTGCAGAAGAAGGTCGTGAATTTCCTTCCCCTGTGTCCTTTAACGAACAACCGTTGGCCACCGGGAGAGTGACCTTACGTCTGAGGAAAGGAACCCATCAACAAGCTATTGAAAATTCGAAGTTAGAAGGCGTAAGCCTAAATTCTTATTTGTGTGCAAAAATAGAAAGCAACATACACAAATCTGATTTTTCACAAATCCTCAACCAGTTAGAACAGCTAACAGAGCAGGTTCGCGAACTTAGCAATCAAATGCAAACACCACATATAGAACATTATAGCTCACGACGTCTGACAACGACTTTACATATTGGATCTCAACAAAAATTCAATATACATAGCAAGTTGCGTTTATCGGATTCTGAGAATTTTAACAACGAGTCAAACCCGAGCAAGGTAGCGTTTTACCCAGGCTTCTTCTCTGGCATGGAATGTTCCTAAAATGGCGAATTTCATCGAATCAATAAAACTCCGTTCAATCCTCCCTAATCGATTGAGTGTAAATTTCATCAGGGAAGATGTTGCAGATATAGATGTCGACGTATCTCTTTCAATCAAGGCTGACCTTAGCGATAAGGACTCCTATGAGGAAGGAAAGCCGGTAAAATTAATTTTTACTGCTAGCGTCAAAGGCACCACTTCAGAAGAGAAGAAAGAAGTAGTATCCCTTATCTTTTCTGTAGAGTATGTATTTGAACTGATTGATATAAATTTATTTTCATCACATAGTGATGAAGATCGAATAAAACTATGTACTTCTTTTACTTACCTAGACTTCAGATCCAAACTTAGTACTACTCTAGGATCGATAGGTATGTCCAAGTTAAAATTACCACCCAATATGATTGATTTGGCTGGTGAATAATATTAACCCGGCCACCGCGCCGGGTTTTTATTGCCCCTACTCTTTTGGTAGCGACAGAACGTCAATAGCCTACTACACAGCTAGATCGACCTGGTCTTCCTGCCACAACACCTAAATCATCTCTATCTGCGCCTCTCTTGACGGTTCTTACTTTTCAACCAGTAGCTGCATAACCGCTATCCCGATAACATGCGCTATTTGCGGGTGCATCTCCGCGAAAAACTCATCCTCATACCGCATACCATTAGCCCTCATAGATGTTTTTTCTTAACCAAAGAATAGACCCATAAACATACTCCTTGCACTAACCCACCCCTCGCTATAAACTTTTTGTTTATGTATAATTACTCATAAAGTTGACACAACATTAAACATTGTGTTTAATTAACCCCAGCAACACCCCACCAAGGCAGGACGCCCACGAAGTAGCTGCCCGGAGCATACGAATGCCGGGATGAGGTGGAAATATCAATGCGCAGTAGGTAGTAACGTTCCGCTGGCCGGCGACAAGGCAGAGGTTGAAATGAGTAAGCAAGGCATCAGAGCCCTGATCATTTCGGCAGTTATCGGGCTCTTCATCTGGACGGCGCTAATCAGCGCACTGTGGGAGTTATATCAATGGTCGATTTTGCACGTAAACCCGCTCGTCAGCAGGCTATTCGGTTAAGCCTTCTGTCAGCATTCATTCGTCGGGTGTGTTACATGCTCGCACAAAAAGGTGACCCTTCATGAACACGATGTTCGCACTGGTTCTCACTGTCGGCATGCTGACTGGCGGAAATCAGGACGTTCTTCTCGGTGTATATGACAGCGAGTCGGATTGTAAGAAAGCAGCTGTTGAGCAGGGAATTGAAGAAAACTGTTACCCGCTTAAGGGAGTATTAGCAGAAAACCCAGCCGCATTTACGGCGCAGATGTAGGGGGAGTTATGCAGAAGAAATGCGCTTATTGCCGCAAGCCGATTGAGGAAGGCAAGGAAGTAAAAATGACCATCCTCATCATTCACGGTTCGCAACTGGCGCCACGGGAAAGAACCTATTGCTCTACGAAGTGCGGTCAATACGACCAGATGGCCAACGAGGCCTAACGTAAAACCCGCCGAAGCGGGCTGTACGTCCGGTGACACCGACCAAAGTTCCACCGGAGATTACCAAAAACCAATGAACACCCTGAATGGGCGCTATCAATGGCCCGAGGGATTCTACATCCAAAATTGAGGCTATCACATGGAATATTTTTATCTGATAAAAGCGACTCAAAAATCGGGTAAAGTCGATGCTGTAATCTGGCGGTCTGCAAAAACCGAATCCCGCGCGCTGCTGCAGCTGGACGTCGACCTGGAAGATGCTGAGATCGAAACAGGCCGCGGCAAAGACTATCAAAAGCCAATCCGTACCGATTTCCCGGTATTTAACGATCTTCCGGCTGAAGGTGTTCTCGATTACTCATGGTGTGAACGCTACCAGCTCGCCGACGATGGTCGCACCTGGGCACTGAAGCCAGGACAAGAGCCTGTAGACGTTCATCACACCGATGATGCTGAAGTATCCTCTGAGCCTGTCACTGGCGAGTTGGTTGATGACAATAGTGCTGACGATGCTGGTGATGTCGATACCGTGGAATCGTTCGGCAATGCTGAATACGAAAACGATACAAACGCCCTGTTCAATATTGCTGAGCAGCCGTTCCGCATTAAGCTACTGGCGCAGTACATGGCGAATGATAACCACGTCTATCAAATCAGTATTCCGCACCGTAAAGAGCTCGCAGTTCTGGAAATGGATACCGATAACTCCGCAGTGCAGGATCTGATTCTCGCAGCTGAGAACGTCCAGGGGTTAAAGGATGCCGACATGCCTACCCTGTGGAAATTTACCAGCGCCAACAAAGCTGTATTTCCTGAAGGTAAGCGCCACGAACTGGGCAAGCGTATCCAGTTTGCAAAACTGTGGTTTGAAACTCCGCACATTGACCGCGGCAAACTCGTTCGCGAATGGTCTGCCGGAAATTACATTTCTTCCGTTCAGAAAACGGGCACCGGCACCAATGCAGGCGGCAGTAATAAAACCGATCGCAATCCTGACTACACACATACGCTAGATACGCTTGATGTTGAGATTGCGCTGGCCACAATGCCGATGGATTTCGATATCTACAATTTCCCGGCATCCATTCATCGCCGGGCTAAAGAAATCGTCCAGAAAAAAGAAAGCCCGTTCAAAGAATGGTCTGCTGCGCTGCGTAAAACCGCAGGCATCCTGGATTATTCACGCGCTGCCATTTTTGCCCTCATTCGTGGCGCCACCAGCGATATTCATCATTTCCCGGTAAGTCTGCAGACCTATATCAATGCGAACCTGACAGAGCATAAGCATGACACGCCCTCTGCTGAAACGCTTGAGAAAGCCGGGCATGTCTCATCTGCCGCCGTCGCTCAACGGTCAGCCGTGGATAAGATTCTCGCAGCTGAGCGCGGTGAATATATCGAAGGGGTAAGCGATCCAGATGCACCGAACTGGGTAACGGAAGACCTGACCAAACCCAAACAGCCTGAAGTTTCAAACATGGGCAATGGTGTTTTTTCGATTGATGGTCTGATGGATAGCCAGCCGGCATCATCACCAGCACTTTCTATCGTGGACCAGGCGCGCCAGCGCGCTGCAGAAGAAAAATTACATCCAGCTAATTCCGGGGAAACCACCAGCGATGTGCAGATGGAAACGGCTCAGCCAGTCAAAGACGAAAATGATAATGCGGTATCAGCAAGCGAAGGCACTGATGCAACTGCTCCGCAAGCAGATGCCGTGAACATGCGCGACATTCTTGCTGAGCGCTGCCCTGACCTTACCGCGGCAGTATTGAAAGACCAGCAATCAGCAACTGCAGAAGAAGAGCATGAGCCAGAGCCGGAAGCAACAAAATGGCCTGAATTCTTCGAGCCCGGTCGATATGAAGGTGTTCCGAACGATGTTTACCACGCGGCGAACGGCACCAGTTCTACTCAGGTTAAAGATGCCCGTATATCTCTGATGTATTTCGAAAAGCGTCATGTCTCGAAAGTCATTGAAAAAATGCGCTCTCCTGTTCTGGATATGGGCAATCTGGTGCATGCGCTGGCGCTGCAGCCTGAACAGCTTGAAAAAGAATTCAGCATCGAGCCGGAAATACCGGAAGGCGCCTTCACCACGACTGCGACGATCCGCGCGTTTATCGACGAGTACAACGCCGGTCTTCCACCGCTTTTGAGTGCTGACGACATCAAGGCACAGCTGGAGGCTCACAACGCCACCCTGCCCGCTCCGGTACCGCTGGGCGGCGACAAAGATGCAATTGGCATTGCGTATCTGGAATTACCTGACGAGTTCAAGCGAATCGTTGGTGACGATAAAAACTTTACCGCGTCAGCAATGAAGGCCTGTATCAAAGAATACAACGCCACCCTGCCAGCGCCTGTTAAAACCAGCGGCGGCCGTGATGCCCTGTTAGAACAGCTGGCGATTATCAATCCTGACATGGTCGCTCAGGAGGCCCAGAAGGCGCAGCCGCTGAAAGTATCAGGCAATAAAGCGGATCTGATTCAGGCCGTGAAATCGGTTAAACCGGATGCCGTGTTTGCCGACGAACTGCTGGATGCATGGCGCGAAAACCCGGAAGGAAAAATACTGGTTACCCGCCAGCAGATGAGCACTGCGCTGGACATTCAGAAAGCACTATTAAATCACCCCACCGCCGGCAAGCTGCTCCAGCATCCGAACCGCGCCGTTGAGGTGAGCTATTTCGGTATTGATGAGGAAACCGGGCTGGAAGTTCGCGTGCGCCCTGACCTTGAGATAGACATGAGCGGCCTGCGCATTGGTGCGGACCTGAAGACCATCAGCATGTGGAACATCAAGCAGGAAGGCCTGCGCGCGAAGTTGCACAGGGAAATCATTGAGCGCGATTACCACCTCAGCGCGGCCATGTACTGCGAAACCGCTGCTCTGGATCAGTTCTTCTGGATTTTCGTTAACAAAGACGAGAACTACCACTGGATCGCCATTATCGAGGCTTCTGAAGAACTACTTGAACTCGGCATGCTGGAATACCGCAAAGCAATGCGCGCCATCGCGAACGGTTTCGACACTGGAGAATGGCCGGCGCCGATCACTGAAGACTACGCCGAAGAACTTAACGATTTTGATGTGCGCCGTCTTGAAGCGCTGCGCGTACAGGCATAAGGGGGAACAGTCATGGAAAATACCAACATTGTTACAGCCGAACAGCAAGCACCAAACACAATTTCAGCTAGCAACGCGATCTTTAACGTTCAGGCTCTCGGTCAGTTAACTGCTTTCGCAAACCTTATGGCTGATTCACAAGTGACAGTGCCAGCTCACCTTGCAGGTAAGCCAGCCGATTGCATGGCCATCGTTATGCAGGCTATGCAGTGGGGCATGAATCCCTATGCGGTCGCGCAAAAAACGCATCTGGTAAATGGCGTACTCGGATATGAAGCCCAGCTCGTCAACGCGGTAATCGCCAGCTCCAGTGCTATCAACGGTCGATTTCATTACCGCTACGGCGGCGATTGGGAGCGTTGCACAAGGACGCAGGAAATCACCAGGGAAAAACACGGTAAAAGTGGGAAATACACCGTTACCGAACGGGTACGCGGCTGGACTGATGAAGACGAAATCGGGTTGTTTGTTCAGGTCGGCGCGATTCTTCGCGGTGAGTCAGAAATCACCTGGGGTGAGCCGCTTTATCTCTCGGGTGTTGTAACTCGTAATTCACCATTGTGGGTTTCTAACCCGAAGCAGCAGATCGCTTATCTGGGCGTGAAATACTGGGCTCGCCTGTACTGCCCGGAAGTGATTCTGGGCGTTTATAGCCCGGATGAAGTTGAGCAACGAACAGAACGAGAAATCAATCCGGCGCCGGTGCAAAGAATGTCTGTAGCTGAGATTACCAGCAGCTCTGACACCACCACCAGCGAACAGGGTACAGGTATCAGCATTGATTCTCTTGCCGATGGACTCCGCGACCGAATTGATACAGCTAACTCAGTGGATCAGGCCAAAGCCATTCGCGCAGACATCGAATCACAGAAAGCTGTGCTGGGTACTGCTCTTTATACCGAACTGAAAAATAAGGCGGTGAAGCGCTACTACCTTGTTGATGCGAAGAACAAGGTTGAGGCTGCCATAAATTCACTTCCTAACCCTGGGGATCCGGAAGCAGAAGCGTTATTCGTGAAGGCAGAAAGCACCCTGACCTCATCGCGCCGCCACCTGGGTGATGAACTGTATGACCAGTTCCGTATCACCCTGGACGACATGAAACCAGAATACCTGGACTAAGGGAGGTGGGAGGGTTCGCCCTCCCGGTAACGATATGACGAAAATTATTGAGCGCGGAATGATTTTTAACGGGGAAATGGTTCGCGCCATTCTCGACGGTCGAAAGACGCAGACACGGCGCCCAGTGAAATTCCCTGTGCATGATAAAAACCTTGGGTGCGAGTTGGCTGGCAATGAACTGGCCGGGGAGCTGTCGGCAGGGAACTATCTGAACAGCGCATTTGGCAAGCAAGGCGACCGCATCTGGGTGCGGGAGACTTGGGCACGCTACAACATCGACCAAGACAGTCACGATATGGCGTACCGAGCTACTCCTCCGGCAGGCTGGCCAGAAGGTGGGCGGTGGAGACCATCCATTCATATGCCCCGCTGGGCCAGCCGCATTCTGTTGGAAATCACAAATATTGGTGTCCAGCGTATTCATTCCATTAGCCAGAACGACGCGGCTCGCGAGGGGCTGATGAGGCTGCCCGCCACCGGCCGATACTGCATTAATCAAGGCGACCAATATTTCGGTGGGGCCAGCCATGATGCCCGCGAAGTGTTCTCGTGGTTGTGGCAGTCCATATATGGCGAAGAGAGCTGGAATGCAAACCCGTGGGTGTGGGTTATCGAGTTCAAGCGCGTAGAAGGCGGTGCAGCATGAGTCTTAAACATCGATTACCTGAACTGGAAGCCAGCATCGACCCTGCGGCATTGCGCGCGGCCGCCGACGAATATTCGGATCTGCTTCTGACTTTGTGCTTGTGCATGAAGATGGCCGGCCCCACACGAGCGAACGTGCGCGCCTGCGCCACCGCGCTTAAAAAGCGCATGACAACATGGCACAGCCAGAAAGAGCTCAACGCAATTCTGTCCAGTTGGGATCCCGTTGGCTATGTTCTCGGCCTCCGCCGTGAAGCGAACGACAACGCGCGAGCAGCTGGCGATCCGGTTGATGTATTTGTGTGAGGTGGATATGCGACTGATAAACCGAAGCAAGCAATCACCGCTAGGGCGCCAGGCTTGTGATGCCGCACTGGCAAAACACGTTGAGCTTTATGGCGATTATGGTCGGCAGAGAATGAAGCGGACTTATACCGTCGTGGTGCAGGGTTCAAAAATCACTGTTGAGGTGGTTAACCGACGCTGCAGTTACGTGGCTACTGCTATGAGCTGCGCCCGTAGGCTGCAGCATCTTCCTGGACAATGTAACTAAGGGGCTTTTATGAATAACGCATCTCATTTCCAAGATGAAATATTGGTAACCAGTGACATTCTGTCCAGATACAAAATTTCACGCAGCACACTGTATTTCTGGAGCACACCATCCCGGATGCCATCGTACTTTTCTCAGCCGTTTCCGAAGCCAAAAATAAATGGCAGCCCTAAAAGATGGCGTTTGTCAGACCTTCTTGCCTGGGAAGACAACATGAGTATCAAACCAGAGGCTGGCCAATCAACTTCTCAAGATGACGCTGCCAAACAGCAAGCCAATGACGCTGATCATCCAAATAATCGTGGAGGTTATACCGCGCCATGACTCCAGACATATGATGCCCTAGTAGCTTTTCCACAACATGTGGTGGCGCACCTAATTCAGAAAGGCGCGTCGCCACTGTTCTTCTCAGATCATGAAGCGACCAAGGTTTCATCCCTGTTTTTGCAATAATCTGCGCAGAGAACAGAGCCACGTTTGGTTGAAGTGGCGGCCTGTCATCTTCTGGCCCCCTGTATCGTGACAACGTCACAACATGTTTTGAAACTGATGTTTCTTTTTCAGCTACCATCATCTGTATTACAGCCTCAGGAAGCGCCCTTCTCACCGACTTCCCAGTTTTATAGTCACTTGCCGGGATAGTCCATGTTTGTTCCTTGAAATCAAACCATTCCCATTTCGCTGTTCTGATCTCTGTACTTCGACACCCAGTCATAATGAGAAACTTCATTATCAATTGCTGCCTATATTTCATCTGAGGCAGAGCATTCCAAACTGTAATGATTTCATCATCACTTAACCTGCGGTCTTTTACAGCTGCTGTGAGCCCTACATCTGATCGTCTAAGGCTTTCAATAGGGTTCACGTTAATTACCCCACGGTTGGAACAGAAACGAAATGTGCGCTGCATCAAACCCAGCATTTGCCCTGTAACCACCCTTCGTCCCATACCGTCAAAAAGATTAAGCCAGTGAGTTTTAGTTGTCTGATCTACAATCATATTTCCGAGTACTGGAGCTATATGATTATTGAAGTCCCGGCGATTCACTTTGATTTTTACCAGTCCTTCTGGAATGCAGTAGTACTTCTCCCAGTAATCGAATGCTTCTTTCACTGTAAGCGCTTCTACTTTTTTCTGTTTCTCGAGTACTACTTGCCGTCTAGGATCAAGCCCTTCCGCTAGCCAAGCCCTGAACTGCTGCCTACGTTCTCGCGCATGAGCTAATGAGGTGGTTGGATAATCACCAATCGTTAGTTGAGCGGCTTTCCCGTTCCATCTGTAGCGGTAAAAGAATGTTATACTGCCGGATGTAGACAACCTGACATTCAGACCATGTGCGTCTGAAATGACCTCGATTTGGTCTCTTTTTTTGCCAAGAGCTTTTCTTAATTTTGTGTCGGTAAGCAATGTGTACACTCCGGAAGAAGATATACACATCAGTGTACACATTATGCGTAAATTGATAACCTTCAAATCTATGAAGAACACACAAAAATAAAGCGTTAGATACTGGCAAGGCGTTGATAATAGCGGGATTCTTGAAAAGAAACAAAGCAT